GGTGCCCCATTTGGGTTTGCCTCAACTGTTTGTTGAGTATTTGTATTATCTTCCATTTGATAATCTCCTTCTTTAATATTTTAATATATTATACTATTATTATATAATATTTTCTAAAAATTATTATAAATATTTTTCTTTCCATTCTTTATATGATATATTAGCTGGAATTTCATAATATTTTCCATCTTTATCTTTTGCTAATCTTGTTCCAATTCCAAATTCTTCATCTATTTCATCAGGTTCAAAATATGGTATGGTTGTACTTCTACAATTTGGGTGAAATGGTGGATAATTTACTCCTACTTCTAGTTCATTATAATTAAATATCTGTAAATCCATTTCTTGGCATATTTCACTTGTTCTATCATCTAATGTTGCAAGTATTTGATATTGTCCAATACCGCAAGCTTTATAACTATCTTTTGTTGCTTGATTCATTATGAAATTGTATTCGGTTCTAATAAGTCTAACTGTATTATTGTAATTAGTTTGTAATTTTTTACTTGTTATTTCAGCTAATTTTTTAGGATTATAACCTAAAGCAAGTCCTTGAGGTATTGATTGATTTAATATTGTCATTAAATTATCTTTATTAGTCCATAATGCAGAACTATAATTTACTCCAGCAAAATTCATTTTAGTTGCTTTTTCTACTAGCTTTGTATTTAATTTACTAAAATTTATTTTATAACCTACATCTTTTTCTAAATTATAAATTGATTTATAATATCCTTCGGTATAAGTATCTTCTAATAAACCTTTTATTTGACTTTCATTTTCAACGGTTAATCTATTTAATTCATCTTCTATTTGAGTTTTTAATTCTTCTAATCTTGTTACTCTTGCTTTTGTATATAATTGTTTTAATTTACTTGTATCAATATCATTTTGCTTTGCATAATTTATCATTTCTTTTAATTCTTGCTTAAACGATTTTAACTCTGATTTATCTAATAATTTTCTAGCATCTTCATAGCTTAATTTTCCATCGTGAGCATACATACCATAAAATTTGTATAATTCATTTTGAATTAGCTTTAAAGATTCTTCATAATTTGATTTTAATAATTTAGCAACTGATAAAGCATCTTTTTCTCCAGTTAAAAACATAGCTTGATTTCTATCTGTCCAATATTTAATTTGTTTTTCTCTAAATTTCTCTAAATCCATTAAAATCTCCTATTTTTTAGGTATATAAGTATATTACTTTTAAATAAAAACGCTTTAAAACGCATTCTCGTACGTCATACGTTAAACTCTTACAGTATCAAGGGTTTACACGTTTTTATAACTATTTTTAGTGGTATTTTACACATTTTTGTTATCTTTTTTATCTTCTTTTTCCACATTTTTGTTATTTTCTTCATCATAAATGTTTTCTTCTTCTGTTTCATCTACATCTGTTTCAAATTGGAATAATTCTTGTTGTTCTTGTTGTTTTTTTCTATCTTCTTCTCTACGTTCCTCTTCTTGTTCGTGTGAGTCTACATAAGGATTTAATTCATCTCTTGTTTCTTGTGATAATTCATTTTCTAGTTTAACTATATTATCTATAATTTCACTTTCATCTACAACTAAATCTCTATCAAGTGTAAAATCAATATCTTTTTGTTGTAATTCTTCAAAAGTTCCAAAGCCACCTTTCCAAGATAACCATTTATCAAAGAAGTATTTTAAATTTTCCATAAATACTCTAAATTCTTCTTCAAAACCATTTGCCCACTCATTTAATGGTTCAAAGAACATACGCATTGCTTTTCCTGATGGATTACTTGCAAATTCTATTGAAGTTAAATCAACTGTATTTGTATCATTTATAATGTCTTTCTTAATTAAATCAAGCTCATCTCTTATAGCTTCTATATTAGCATCTACTTTTTCAAAATGAGCATCTCCATCTGATTCTACGGATACTATTCTTGAATTTTGTACTATTTTTCTTGCTTTTGTTAATTCGCTTAATTCTGCTGATATATTTTTAACAACTAAAACAGCATCGATATCATCTAATATACTATCAATACCTTTTGATTTAACTAAATCATAGTTATCTACATCACTTCTACATTCATTTAATGCTGGTAATTCATCATCTACTCCTTTGAATGGAATAAATGGAACTCTATCCCAACTAATTCCTTCTCCTTGTTTATTTGTCATATGTGTATTTATTACAGAAGCTCTATCACTTAATTCTGAATTTTGTTCTATATTTACATCTACTAAATCTCCACTACCAGAACCTAAAGAATAATCTATAAATTTTTGCATTATTTTATTATCCCAAAATTCTACTATTCTACTATCTTGAGGAGTCATATTTATATATTCAGTAACTATATAATCTCTAACAACTGCATCTAGTTTTGTATGAGCTGTATCACTCCAAGCGGGATATATTGTTTCTGATATTGTATCAACTATTTGTAAATCTCCATTTTCATCTATCCAAGGATAACACCAAGCAATGCCTTTGCTTATAGCTTGTTTTCCTGCCCTACTAATTACTTTTCTTCTATTCCTATTTAAGAATAAATCCCATTGTTCTTTATACTTATCGTCATCACAGTTAATTACAAAAGGTTTATTCATTGCAAAATTTACTTTTTGTCTAACTTGTTTTCTATATTTAGAAGTTTTTGATTTTACATTTGATAAAGTATCATTTGTAACTAAAGCTCCACTATCATCTCTATAACTTCTAGTCTTACTATCAATAGATGTATTTTGTACTTTATAATACATATCAGCTTCCATCATATCTTTTATTTTTTGACTTCCACGCCATTGATTTAAGATATTTTTTGTTATATCTTTATTAGTGGTTCCTTTTGCTCCATACTCAATATCTGCTTTAATTAAATCCATTTGAGTTATATTACTCATACTTTTAAGCTCCCTTCAATGCTCTATTATTTGTTAATTCTTCAACAATAGATGTTATAAAATCCTGTGCGTCATCGTGTTCATTTTTACCTTGTCTTTGATATTCCTTCATACTTATATAAAAATCTCTATATCTGCTTTTCCAATAATAAGGATAATATACTAAATCTTGAACATAAGTTGAATTTGATAATATTCTTGCTTCTTTATTTAATGTTTGTGTATATGGTTTAAATACACAAATCGTTCCACCTAATTTCTTATATGCTTGTTGAACCAATTTACAAAATGCTCTGCCACCATTATTACTTTCTGGTCTAAATATTTTTACATTATAATCATATAAGCTTTTTGCTACTTGATTTACTGTTATATCTTGGTCATCTTGTGTATATATTATATCAAGTAAATAAGCTCTATTATCATAAGTTACTCCATATACACCATAAGCTAAATAGTCATTTCCTTGGTCTGCTACATCACATCTTGCTCTTAATTCTTTAAATCTTATCTTACCTATTGGATTATCAATACTTTGTAAATCTGCTGGGTCATAATCATTAAATCTTTTATACAATGCACCTTTTAAATCTATTGGATTTTGATTATAGTTTGCTTCTACTATATCTTCTCCAATAGTTAATTTTATATTTTCATATTGTTGCTTATTTAATTGTTTTGGGTTTAGCATTTTATCTGTTAATGGGTCATATGCTTTTTTACTAATTAGTTTATATTTTCTTCCTTGTTCATCAAACATTTCCATTAGTCTTCCAGCCATATCATCTGTTGCCCATCTTGTCATTACTATTATGATTTTTCTTTTTCCTTCAAGTCTTGAATATAATGTATCTCTAAACCAATCCTCAAATATTTTCCTTTTGATTTCTTTATTATATGCTTCATATTTACTTTTTATAGTATCATCTAAAATAAGAAAATCACAACCTATACCAGTTGCACTTCCATTTGGAGCTGTTGCTAAAAAGTTTTCTTCTTCACTTGCCTCTGTTCCCCACATATCAACAGATGTACTACCATATTTTAATCTTACATTAGGAAATACATCATTAAAAGTAATTTTATGAAGTCTTGGTTGTTCTTGTATTTTATTTCTAATACTTTTACTACTTATTCTTGATAAACTTGTATTGTAGCAACCAAACATAATTCTATATTGAGGATTTCTTCCTAATAACCATTGAATATAATCTCTGATTGTTCTTGTTTTTCCGATGTCTAGGAGGCTCATTTATTATTATTGCTTCATTATCATCATATTCAAATTCTTGTAATGCTTCACATATTTCTTGTAAATATGGAGCATCTTCTTCATCATAAAATTGTTCATTATCTACTATTTTACAATAATCGTGAAAGCTTTGTTCTGCTAATACACATCTAATCGCTTTCAGTTGATTCTCCGGTATCTTTATTTGCATAAGCTAATGCTTTCAACTCCTCTACTGATAATTGTTTTGCTTCATCTCTTGTTGAATCTGATTCTTTTATTTCTACTTTTGTTATATCATATCCAAACATTCTATTTAATATCTTTGCTCCTTCATATATACCTTTTATATTTGTACCACTTGTTCTTCTTTGTTTCTTTAATTTTGCTATTGTTTCTGTTATATCTTGCATTTCTTTT